TGTCTCAAAACGACTTGGCCACGTAGCCATTAAGCCTTTCCAACTGTAGTTTAGGTTTTCCCGAGAACGTTTAAAGCCTCCACTTTCGTGAGAAGCTTGCCCTAACAAGTGAGCACCCCGTTCCGGGGATAACCCAAAATGTGACGCTACCGCTCTCGCCGTGTTAGGTCCGAACGCGCCGTCGTCGCCTACTCCAACTGTACGTTGAAGACTTTCCATCGCTTTACTCATTTTTTCTTACCCATAACTTGCTTCACGCCTTTGACGCCGAAGGATGCTGAAATTGCAGTTAAAAGTGCCCAGTGGTACCACTCAGGAGCTTTACTAAGTTGTTCGAAGCCGTGTGCCACAACACCTTCCATTCCGGGGATGAAACACAAGATAAGCGGTACCGCCAGAATTACTGCAAAAAATTCGTCTTTCCAGCTCCCCGCAGAGTTTTCAGCCATGATCCGTTCCCAGTCAGCGGTTGAAGTTTCTTTAGACAGAAGGATTTTAGCCTTACTTTCGGCTTCTACTAATTTAAGTTTACCTGCGGCGGCTTGTTTGTCAGCCTTACCTTGCAAGTATGTCCCTGCAAGGTTTGCCACGGGCCCTAGTAACGATTGAAACATAATCTTACACCCCTATATTTGTTAACACGTTAGCACATATGTTTAACCATTTCCACTACTCCTGCCTTTTACATTTGTCACGCCAAAAAACACACCAACGATGCCTGCAACACTAACAAAATATACGCCTGCGATAGAAGACAAGGCCGACATTGCCTCTGATAGATCAGCCCACGCGGTTAAAATTATTGCGAACGGGTAGAATAACATGCCGCCTAGAGCAAACCAAACCATCCGACGTTGCTGATCCCTTTTTGAATCTTCATCGTCGAGACGACGGCGTTTGTCCTCCAACTCAAGAGCGTCCCATTCTTTTCTATCAATGGTGCCACTCTTATCGGTATCTATTTTATCAAACTCTGTCATTTCTTTGACATACAGCGTTTAGCTGCCTTACACTTTGCTTTAGATTTACATGATTTGCAGTTCTTGAACGCGGCCTTTTTTGGTCGACCGACTTGTTTCCCGTATGTACCTTTTCCGTATGGCATTATTTCTTCCTCTTCTTTCCACTTGCTGTTGTTGACCACTTCACCTTTTTAGAACTGGTCTTCTTAGACGCCTCAGATTTAGAAATCTTTGACGCGACTTTCTTAGGGCGACACGCAGGGTACGGTCTCTTTGACTTACCCTTGGCCGATTTACGTCCACAAGCCTTGCCTGTCTTAACGTCCGTCCATTCTTCGCCGAACCACTTACCTAACCCGCCTTTTGCGCTAGGCTTTTTTGCTTTTGCTTTTGCCACGTTTAGCCACCTTATTATTGCCGCCGCTCCAGCCGCCGCCTTTTGACTTATACCACTTAGCTGCCCACGCGTTAGCATATGCAGACGGGTAAACTTTAAACTTTGCTTTAGCAGCAGACTTAGCTTTCGACCAAAGCGCTGCGTTTGTTGGTTTTGCATTTGCCATTAGCACTTCCACCTTTTTCTAGCTTGGCGCAATCGACTGTTTGGGTCTTTCGCGGCTTTCGGAAACTGTTTCATCTGACCCGCTGATCGAGCGCAGTAAGATTTACGACGCTTCGCGGCGGCGCTACCTTTTTTAACCTTGCCCGTAACGGCAGTTTTAAGTTTAGACCCGGGGTTTGCGGCTCTGTGCGCCGCTACACCCTTTTTTGTCATACCCGCACCGGCTTTAGTTTTGCGGTAATTGCCACCTTTACCAGTGGTTTTTCTGATGGGTTTGTCTGCCATGTAGTCCTCCTTAATCAGACAAAGGGTTATCCAGAGCCCTTTGTAATTTATCCATTAGTTTATCTTCTAAGTCTTTCATGCTTCCCGCTTGGGAGACCCGTACACGTTCTCGCTGATTTTCGAAGCGTACTTCTGCGGCGTCAATCATAGTTCGTACTTTGTCTTCAGACTTACGCACCGTGTCTTCAATTCTGTCAGTTTGTTGCTCAACGCGAAGAAGATCGTCTTTGAGACCGTTCTTTATATCACGGGTATACTCGACAGACTCCTCCACCTTTTCAGATATACCACTGACTTTAGCGTCCATTACATCCATTTGCTGTTGATAAGCACCTAGGTCTAAACCCGCAACTTCTTCAATCTTCTGGTACAGAACGAACCCGCCGTACAAGCCACCGACAATAGTGGAGAGGAAAGCAAAGATGGCAAACACAGAACCCATTGTCAGTTTAAACCCACCTGCTTTGATTTCGCGATCGCCAAGTCCATCTATTCCATCTGCTATCTTTGTAGTATCCATTAGTTTTCAAACTCCATCTCGCCACCGGCGCGTTGTAAGTTCTTTAGCTGTTCTAGTTCATCTCGTAGCTTTTGTATCTCTAGCCTACGTTGCGCTAACTCTATCTGGTAAAGGTCATCACAGTTAATACGAGCCTTGGGCTTGTCTAGTGGTATGACAATACGTGCGTACACGCCTATGTCCTTACCTTTACTCATTGTATTTAACCCTGATAGCACACCTGTGACACCGTACTCTAGGTTTACACCCCCACCCACAGCGTTACTGCACCGCATATTACCTGTCGAAAACGAGTCCGACTGGTAGTTCATCGGCGGACTTGGCAACGCAAGCGAAAGAGAACTACTGTCCGCTAAAGCAGAACTAGATAACATGCAAAGAACAGCTACTACTCTCATGCGGGCATCCCATCTAACCGTGAGCATATCCTAGACGAGATAATCGTTGACGACTCATAGGTCTTTTTTACTTTTGACGTTGTGCACAGATACACTGCTTCGTCTAAATCAACTTTTCTGATATATACGTCAAAAGATTTATGCGCTTTGTACTCCACAGTGATGATCTTATATGTGCTAGAGAACGGAATGTTCTGCCAGTTGAGATCGAACAACTCTATTTGGTAATACTTAATTTCTTCCCGTGAGTTAAACAAAGACATCTCTACCTTTACAACCCCGCTAACATGAGACGGTTTAAGTATAGGATACGCAGGCGTCATTTCGTGCGCAGAAGCACAGAACGCCCAGAGCATAAAGGTTATGATCAAACTACTTCGCAATGCAGCTCGCCTGTACGATCGCAGTGTAAGTGCCACCGGGTAGTGGTTTAGCTGAACCATAAGTAGCACTGGATGCGGTGCTAAACCAAGTAGACCCTGCAAGGGTAAGATTAAAGTTTGTGGTGTTACCTACTACTGTCTTAGCGGCTTCGTAAGCTGACATACCCGCAACAGATGTTTGTGTGACGCTTGTACTACCTGTCCACGCAAGCGTATCTGTAAGCGACGGAGACGAACTAAAGGATGTTGGGTGTGTTATACTAGCTATATAAGCATCTGCGATTGAAACGTCATACCTCATTACAGGTAGTACACCACCGTCAGCGGGAGTGGTGCTTAACTTACTAGCAATCGGGTTGCCGTATGAACCTGATTTAGTTGTTTGGATAACACATTTAGCTTCTACGCTACCCGTAATCTCTACGTTCGCCAGTGCGGGGAACGCACATAGGGAAAGTATGGCAATTGAATATTTCATGTTTAACCTCATTGGTTGTACTGCATGTCGACCATTTTCTCATGCAGTAATTGTTGTGCTAAGTTGTTACGCAAGGCTTTCTTGTTGTCAGCTATTTCTGAGTCAGCAAGACCGGGAGCGTCAGCATACACGCCTCCATTGATAGATGCGTTATAGTACATGGCTATATTTGTTTGTTGGTTTATAGCCAATATAATATCATCCTGTCCTTGTGTCTTTAACAGGGTCAATGCGTTGGCAGACGCTGTTAGACCCATCTCAATTCGTGTTTCCTCTTCCTCTTCCTCTTCAGAAAGTATTAAGTTGCCGTCTTCGTCGTACTGAAATTCATCCGCTTCGATCGCGGACATAGCGGCGTCGTCGTCTAAAACGTCGTATAGTTCCACCACAGGAATGACTGGTACAGGCTTTACATACCCCGGACACGCAGGGTTCGACTGCTCGTCGTAGCACTCGTCTATTCTATAGTTATATATAACCATAGCATCTTTGACTGAACCTTCCCCTTCAACATCAATTGAACCCGCACCCCATTGAGAAGCTGGGATGTTCGAAAGGGGAAACGATCTAACAATAGTGTTTCCGGGAACTCCTGACCAATTGTCTGTTTTTCGAAAGATATAGCCATCTGCGTCAACATTCTTATTGCCGATATGGACTTTCATGTCAGCGTCAGGGTCTTTTACTGTGGTGTATTTGTATAGTAAGCCGTTAATATCAATACCCGGAATATCAGGCAAAACAGAACTCATGCTCCAGCTTAGTGCTGTAGACGCAGCGTTTCCTGTTGTCCCGTAGCTATAGGGATCACAAGAAGAGTAAGAAGGCCAGAGTGCTAATAATAACACTAAGACCTGTTTTTGTTTCAACGTTTTCATTGAAAATCTTCCTCATAGGATTGTTCTGATCTCTTTGTATTTCTTCCTTCACAGCTTCCATTTCCCATGCAAGCCTAGCTTTATCCCCCACCAACCCCATGTGAGGACAGGGCGTCCCCGCGTTGAGCATGGCTTCAAACACTCTTTCGTCCTGACACATTACGGATACTGCGGCGACCTTCATCCCCATATCGTACATGGTTTTGGCGTTTTTGAGTTTTTCACAATTCATATCTCGTACAGTTCTGCCCGCTGAGATACCAAGGATTTGAGTTTGCACTGCGCCCGCTACACCAACGGTACAAAGGTCGGAGTTACTTGAACTTATTTGTGGAGATATAGCAGAAGGGGGTGGGCTGTTGATTGTCGTATCCATAGTTCCGTTAGATATTACAGTGCTTTCGGACTTGATTGTATCGTCGTCATCAGCAAAGGCAGAGTTACCTATGGTAAACCCTGCAATAAAGAAAAACGAGATTACAAATACCCGGATCATGGTCGCTCCACCAGCCTGTCTAACTTTTCTTCAATCCGGTCAAACTTACTCATTATTTGCCCAAGTACCTGATTAGAGTCAGCTTTAGTGACGTATTCTTTGGCGAGTTCTTCTCGGGTTCTGTTAAGTAGGATTTGTACGCGGCTTAACTCAGAGTGTTGGCTTTTAATCCACCACCCTAACCCGCCTAAAGAAGCGGTTAGCATCATGTTCCAAATTGCGTCCATTTCCATCATATCTCTCTACCTGTCAACACGTTAACATATATCTTCGTACATGCAAATACTACTCAGCATCCGCAATAGTCAGAGTACCAGCTTCTACTTGCTTGAGTATCTCTGCGTAATGCCTGTTGGCTGGGTCTAGTGGGACTGTCGAATGAACCCCATCTATCGTTGCTTCAATAGTATTATTTTCACCACTTAAATCAGCTACATATTTTGCGTTTTTTATTTCCATAATATCTCCTATAATTCTGCGTGAATGTTTATTGTACCACCAGCAGAAGCACCAAAGTATACTGTTTGAGAGGTTGCATCACTATTTGTTGTAGTAAATGTAAAAGTTATAGCTTGAGTATGAATAAAACTGAAAGCTGGCCCAGCACTAACTGTATCATAACGGACGCCCGGTTTATGTACTCTATCCATGCCCGTATGAGTAACGGTGGGAGCAACTCTCATTTCTGTAGGCATTACTACTTGTCCAATGTAAGTGTCTGTATTTCTATCTTGGTGACAGAGGAGTAACCCATTTTGAGTATCAGTCTTAAACGAATAATAATACCTCTGACACTTCGCCAGTTCATCTCCGTATGACCTATGCTCGAATGGAGTTGCAGTGTCGCCGACCTCTAGTTGTATTCCAGTAAAATAAATATTATTTGCCGTATTATTTAATGCATTAACTTGACTAGATGTAGCATAATCTTCACCAGTTGTTCTCCACGTATCTTTAGAACCATGTCTATCTGTACCAGCCATAAGAACCCAGCCACACCACAATCCTCTACCATTGTCATTGTTAATTGTACCAGATGCATCGCCTGAGATAGTAATTATTTTCTTTTCCCATGTATCAGCAGTATTGACTGTATATTCTTTAACTTGGATTCTATCTCCATCAGAATTCTGTAAGAAGAAACAGTATGTTCCAGTTACAGAGGTCTTAATCCAGAAAGACAATGTTACAGACTTTGCATCACTTGTTCCATACTCAAGATGCTGACAATTCTGAGCTTCTATGTATTGCGCTACTACTACCGCTTCAGCAGAAGCAACTGAACTTTCTGCTGTTAACACATCAAACCTATATGTATTAGCAAACCCTGTGGGAGTTCCCCCTGCAGTTGATTTTGATATTTCAGCAGTAACCTCTTCACCACTGGTATAACTCCACACATGAAAACGATCAGGTCCACCATATTCTGGAGATCCAGTTGTTGAAATGGTATAAGCACCTCTTGTCTCAACTTGCATAGCACCATTGATTATAAGATTTCTGTTTGACAAAGCCCCTGCATCATAAGCATCATTGATCTCATCTAAGCTAGTCTTGTTGCCTAAGTTGGCTAAGTCTCTTGCTTTAGTCATAAGTTACTACTCCTTATGGTTTTGTAGGCCACGTCACGTCGTCTAGTGAAGTTGCACTTGATGTAATGTCACGCAGTGCTTGTCTGTATGTAGTCTGTGCAGAAGTCATTGTGTGATCAGACCCTGCCCACCAATCAGTAGCGGCAATCAAACGATCACGTTCTGCCCTGAGTGCCTTCATAGGTTCAGCCGCAATCAATGCGTCTTTCTTAGCTGATACTGCCGACCAAGTTGTACCCCAATCAGACGGGTCTTGGCTCTCAATAGCTGAACCATTTGCATCTGCGCCAGTTACTTTGGCGTACATGGTTGTGAACTCAGCTTCTGTTGTTGGTTCGCCACGGAGTACCCACTCTGTAACACCTAACTCTGATA